GGAAATATTAGTACATTAACAAGTGTTGTAAGTACAACAGGAGAAGAAATAGATGTAATATATAATTCTGGACAAGTAGTTCAATTATATCATATAACAACGAAATCAGGAGCATTACCAAATGAAATAATAACATATAATGTAACAATATTAAGTGAAAATTTATGTGGGATATTAGGAATAACAGGTCATACAGGTTTAACTGGTTTAACTGGATTAACAGGTAATACTGGTTTAACAGGTTCAACAGGTTCAACTGGTTCAACTGGTCTTACAGGTTTAACAGGTCTAACAGGTTTAACTGGTTTAACAGGTTTAACAGGTTCTACAGGTTTAACAGGTTTAACAGGTTTAACAGGTTTAACAGGTGTAACAGGTGCAACAGGTTCTACAGGACCAGGAGTAGATGCAGTTTGTATTTCACGACAAATTACTTTATTAGCATCTTCAAATATTCCCGTAAATATTCCATTAACATATACAACAGGATCATATTTACTAATTATTCAATCACAAAATAATGGAGGTGCATCAGCAACATTCTCAGTTAGTAAATCAAATGTATCATCAAGTGGAAATATTAGTACATTAACAAGTGTTATAAGTACAACAGGAGAAGAAATAGATGTAGTTTATAATGCTGGTCAAGTAGTTCAATTGTATCATATAATAACAAAATCAGGAGCATTGCCAAATGAAACAATAACATATAATGTAACAATATTAAGCGAAAATTTATGTGGAATATTAGGAGCAACTGGGGCAACAGGAAATGGTGTTGATGCAGTATGTTTATCAAAAACAATATCATTACCTGCAAATTCAAATACAGCTGTAATTATTCCATTAACAGAAGAAGTTGGATCATATATTATTATTGTTCGTTCTATGAATAATGGTGGTGCATCAGCAACATTTTCAATTAGTAAATCAGATGCAACAGAACCAGATAGCATGGTAAATAAAGCAATTTTAACAAATTCAGTAAGTATAACAGATGAAAGTATAGATTTAAATTATGATTCAAATAATGTAATAAAATTATATCATTCAATTACCAAAACTGGCGCAATGAGTGGTGAAATGATACAATATCAAATTAGTATATTAGCTGAAAATATATGTGGTATATTAGGAACAACTGGTTTTACTGGATTTACTGGTTTAACTGGCGCCACAGGTTTAACAGGAGCAACTGGCGCAGGTGTAGATGCTGTTTGTATTTCAAGACAAATTAATTTATTAGCATCTGCAAATATTCCAGTAAATATTCCATTAACATATACAACAGGTTCATATTTATTAATTGTTCAATCACAAAATAATGGAGGTGCATCAGCCACATTTTCAGTTAGTAAATCCAATATATCATCCAGTGGAAATATTAGTACATTAACAAGTGTTATAAGCACAACAGGAGAAGAAATAGATGTAGTATATAATTCTGGACAAGTTGTTCAATTGTATCATATAATAACAAAATCTGGAGCATTACCAAATGAAATAATAACATATAATGTAACAATATTAAATGAAAATATATGTGGTATATTAGGAACAACAGGTCCTACAGGTCCTACAGGATGCTGTGATATATCATTATATATAGCTCGTGAAGAACAAACTGCAGGAACTAATTCAAATGACACTTCAATATCAAATTCATGGGTCACAAGAACATTAAATACAACAAATGGAAATTCTTCTTTTGTATCTTTAAGTTCTAATTTAATGACTATTGATGCTGGTGAATATCATATAATTGCTTCATCACCATGTTCAACAAATGGAACAGCAATTTCATATAAAATTAGATTAAGAGATACTGTTAATAATATAACATATTTAGTAGGTACGGCAGCAAGAAATACATCATCGGGAACTATAATTTCAACAATGAATGGTTATATTGAATTATTAACAACAACAACATTAGGAATACAAGGATATGCAAATTCAAGTACAAATGGAGGAATATCGTTTAATACAGGAGAAAAAGAAATATATACATTAATATCAATAACAAAATTGTCAAATTAATTTTATTAAATAATTTAAAATAATAAAATATATTTTTAAATAATTATATTTTAATATTTATTAAAATATAATGCAAAATTCATACTGAAATATATTTTTTTATATATTTTTAATAAAAATTATATAAAAAATTAAATAAATTATTTATTTTAAATTTAATTTTTTTTCTTTGCTAATATTATAAAAATGGGAGGAGGTTTAATGCAATTAGTCGCTTATGGTGCTCAAGATATTTATCTTACTGGTAATCCACAAATTACTTTCTGGAAAGTAGTTTATCGTCGTCATTCCAACTTTGCAATGGAAGCTATTGAACAAACTTTCAATGGTCAAGCTGATTTTGGAAAGAAAGTTCAAGCAGTTATTTCTCGTAATGGTGATTTAATTTATCGTATGTATCTACAAGCTACATTACCCGCTGTTGAATGTGGAAACTCTTTATCCAAGTGTTTCCGTTGGGTTAACTATATCGGTCATGCTTTAGTTAAATCAGTTGAAGTTGAAATTGGTGGTCAACGTATTGATAAACAATATGGTGACTGGTTAAACATTTGGAATGAACTTACCCAAGAACCAGGTCATCAAGTTGGTTATGACAACATGGTTGGTAACACTATTTTCCTAACTGGTACAGCTCTTAACCACACTGAAGCTACAACTTTATATGTTCCTTTCCAATTCTGGTTCAATCGTAACCCTGGTTTAGCTCTTCCCTTAATTGCTCTTCAATATCATGAAGTTCGTGTTCAACTTGAATTCCGCAATAAAGAAGAATGCTATGTCGCATCTAATGGTGAAAGCCCTTGCTCTTCCCAAGGTGGTTGTGGAAGCAATGGTTCTATTGGTAATTGTGATATGTGTGTAGGTTCTCTTGAATATGCATCATTATTTGTTGATTATATTTATCTTGACACAGATGAACGTCGTCGTTTTGCTCAAACCTCTCATGAATATTTAATTGAACAACTCCAATTTACTGGCGATGAATCAACTACTAACGTAAATGTTAAAGTTAAACTCAACTTCAATCACCCTGTTAAGGAATTAATATGGGTCGTTCAACGCGAAGACTTCTGCTGCCGTGGTGTCAATCAATGGAATAACTATACTGATGATTATGACAATGATTGCTGCGCTGATGTTCCTGAATGTGGACAGTACCAATGCTCTGTTTGTGGAACTGATGGACCTTGTCTAATTAATACCAATGTTGATAATGCTTATGGCGGTCGCACACCATTCCCTCAGAATGGTGGTGACAATTCAGTATGTTTATCATGCTATGAACGTTGTGGTCCTGGATCAGCTTCTTTACCAGCTGGTCCTGGATGCGATGGATGTGGTCCAGTCAACTTTGGTTCTATCAATGTTGGTTATGGTGGTGGTGCTGACCATGCAGGTCTTGGTCCTCTAAACGCTGGTCGTAACCCAACTGTTCGTGCTAAACTTCAACTAAATGGTCATGATCGTTTCCAAGAACGTTTAGGCTCTTATTTCAATCTTGTACAACCCTATCAACATCACACTAATATCCCTGGAACTGGTATCAATGTTTACTCTTTCGCTCTAAAACCTGAAGAACATCAACCATCTGGAACTTGCAACTTTTCTCGCATTGATAATGCTTGCTTACAATTACAACTTACACCAAAATCTGTTAAAGGTGCTGGTGCCCGTATCCGTGTATATGCTACTAACTACAACGTTTTAAGAGTTCTTTCGGGCATGGGAGGGCTCGCTTATTCAAATTAGGATTGAAGTTCCACCCATTATTATTTTTAATAATAGAATAAAAAATTTTAAAAATAAATATTTATATAATAACTTTTATTATTATAATATAAATATAAAAATGATTAAATTATAAAATACTTTATTTTGCAATATATTTAAGGGTTGGAATTATTTTAAAACTTATTCTGTTTATATTATCCAAAATTATATAAAGAAGTTTGACAATATATAAATTATAAAATGAATGAATTAAATAATGAAAATACAACAATATTACAAAAAAATATTATTTATGAATATAATGGACATATTATTAATAAAGGTAAATTTGCAGGACAAATAAGAAATTCATATAAATTAATTGAATTAAATGAAGAAAAAATATTTGAGATTAATACTTCAAATAATAAATCTTTTTTTATTAGTTTAGAATCATTGCCAAAAATATTGAAAGTTATAGATATCAATAATAATATGGATTTTGAACCTACATGGTATATTAATAATTCTAATTATGTAGCATGTAAAATTCCTAATGGATTAACTTTATATTTACATGCTTGGTTAATGAATCATTATGGAAATGGAAAAGGAAATTTAAGTGTTGATCATATCAATAGAAATAAATTAGATAATCGTCTTTCAAATCTTAGAATTGTATCTCAATCAATTCAAAATATGAATAGAGATAAAGTAACTCGTAAAAAAAATGCCCAACCACTACCAAAAGAATTAGATGAAATTATCTTACCTAAATATGTAACATATAATACTGAAAAAATGAATCGTACAGATGGAACTCAATATATTCGAGAACATTTTAGGATTGAAAAACATCCTTTAATGAAAGATCTTATATGGAATTCTTCTAAATCTATTAAAATATCTATTTTAGATAAACTTACTGAAACCAAAGAAAAATTAATTGCTATTGAAAATAATATTAAAACTGAAAAAGAAAAAGAAAAAGAAAAAATACCTAAATATTGTATAAAAGTTATTGATAAAAAAACAAATAAAATTTCTTTAGTTTTTGATAAAAAAGAGTCAAATGGAACTAGATTAAATTTGAGATATCAAATTGATTCTAGATTATCATTTTATGATAATCTTATTATCTTTATTGATAAAATTGATAAAAAATATGGATATAAAATTGTTATTGATCCTAAAGATTATTTAGAAGAAGATCATAATGAAAATAATCATGATGTTAAATCATTATTATCAAATAATAATTAAATAATTTAATATAAATTTTTGTTAAAATAAAATATAAAATAATAATTTCATATTTTATATATATATATATATATGTCCAATAGTACAGAAGGAAAACATTTAATAATTGAATTTACAAATTGTGATAAAAATATAATCAATGATATTGAAATAGTGGACAATTTTTTATTTCCACTTATGAAAAAATTTAATTTAAATGTTATTGCTAAGACAAAGCATAAATTTGAACCATCTGGATTTACTTTATTATATCTTTTATCAGAATCACATTTATCGATGCATACATGGCCTGAATATGGATATTTATCATTTGATTTATATAGCTGTGGAGAATCAGATACAAAATGTTTAGTAGATATACTTAAAGAGTTTTTAAATGCAACAAATTATAAATATACATTTATTAATCGTGGAATTAAAAAAGATAATATATATACTCAAAATATTGAATATTTTATATAAATTAAGAACCTTCACAATTTTCATTATATAATTCCTGCATATTTGAATTTAATTTATTATCAATATAACAATCAACACAAGCTGTATGATAATAATAATCAACAAAAAATGTAATCCAGTTATTATTAGAACATTTATCACATAATGATAAACTACAATAATAACATAAAATTATTTTTTTATATATTTTTTTATTTAGACAATTTATACCTTTTTTATATAATTTTTTATATAAAAAATTACTAATGCTTCCACATTCATCACAAGAATTATTATCCATAATTTATATTAAAATTAATATTAATATAAATTTTCATTTTTTATTGATTTTTGATAAAAGTTAATAAAGCTTCTCCTGTTCTATCACCTTGATATTCAATTCTATCTTTAGGATTATTTAAACCTTTTGGAAGATAATATATAGTTGGAAACCCTTGAACTTCATAGTTTTGCGCTAATTCTTTATTTTCATCTCCATTAATTTTAACAATTTTTATATCAGTATCATTTGATTCTTCTATTTTATTCCATTCAGGCATTAATTTTTTACAATGACCACACCATGGTGCATAAAATAAAATAAGAACCTTTTGATTATGAAAATTTTCCATAGCTTCAAGTTGTACTTTTCCACCTATATTTCCCAAACGTGCTGACATACCAGCACTAATAACTGGATTACTACGAGGATAAAAAACTAAAATTAATACCAATATTGCACCTAAAATAATTAATATTTTGTTGCGTTTTGTCATTTCTTGAAATAATTTAGTAAACATTTATATATTATATTTATATATTTTTATTATTACAATTATATAAAAATAGTGAAAAATGATTTATTATAAAATAAAATCAAAATATTTAAAAAATTATATAAAATATTCATATAGAATTTATAGTTAAATTTTGTTTCATTTTACACTCTTGGAAATTTTAAATGTAGATGTAATATATAAATATTATGAAAAAAATAATTGTTATTATATTAATAAGTTTACTTGCAACTATAATATTTGGAATAATAGATGGATTAAGTTTCCTATTTATAGAAAATGAATTAACAAAATTTTGGAATAAATTTGGTATATTTAATGATCAAACAATACCTATAATGAATGGTGGTATTTCAAGTTCTATTGCAATATTTATTTCGTCTTTTGTACATTCATTTTTAAAATATAATTTTAATATATTAGAACATCCATTATTAGATTCAATTGGAATTATTATTGGAACAATAATTGTTATTGCTTTTTTTTCATATTTTCTAAAATCTAAATTAAAAAATAAAAATTAACATAAAAATTATTATATATTTTTAATCATATATTCACCATCTCCAATAATTTCATATCCAAATTTACGATAATAATTACGTGTTCCAATACTTGCAATTACTGCAATTTTATGATATTTATATTGACAAGATATCTCTTCAGCTCTTTTAATTAATTTTGTTCCTATTCCTCTATGTTGAACTTTATTAGATAATTGTATTCCAACTTTTTCTAATTCTCCATATACATGAATTTGACGAATTAAAGCACAATCAATTAGTTCTGGAAATACAATATTATCTTCAATCATTCCGCTATTTGCACTTAATCTTAATCTTAATAAACCATATAAAATTTTTTTATCTTGTGATTCAAAACTAATAAATATTTCTTGTCCAAGACTTGCGTTATACCATCTTTCAACAAGACATATATCTGTTTCATTATATTTTCTATTTTTGATTTCACGATTTCTGATATCCATACAATAAACTTTATCATTAATTGATTCATTATCAATAATTTGACGCATATTCGTACATCGTGTTCCTCCAATAATATAATCAACAGGAATATCTCTAATAATTCTATTTAGACGAATCCATGGAAATATTGATTTATCTACATATTTCAAAATTATTTTTAATTCTTCATCTGGATATGGATTGTATTTACCTTCTTTATACCATTCTTTAATTACTGTCCATGGAACAATTTGACAGGGATAAATTTTCCATTCATCTGCTTGAATATCTCCATTTTGCAATTCATATTTAAATACATTATTATTTGTTTCATAATAATTAGTAATATTTAAAAATTCCTCAAACATAGAATGATCAATGTCTGGAGTTGATCCAGGTAACATTGGCATTATATGAATGTCTATTTTGAAACATAAATCTTTTAAATAACGTATTGAACGTATAATATCAGAATAATAAACTTGTCTATTTATTTTTTTTAAAATATGATCTGATAAATGTTGAACACCAATTTGAATATGTGTACAACCAATAAATCTTAAATGTTTGATTGATTCTAAACAAATTGTATCAGGACGTGTTTCTAATTTTAAAGCAACAACTTTAATTTTACTATTTTCATTAATTAATTGTTCTTCTTTTAATGAATATTTATTTCTTTTATGTAAATCATAATAAACATTTAACGAATAAAATAGATCTCTAATATATTGTTCTCTATATTTAATTGGATATGATTCCCATGTTCCACCTAATACAATTAATTCAATTTTATCAATTTGATGTCCAATATGTTCTAATTGTTTTAATCGATTATTTACCTGTAAATATGGGTCAAAATTATTATAATTTGCACGTTGAACAGCTGGTTCTAATTTAAGATAACTACGAGGTTGTCCAGGTTCATTTGGACAATAATAACAATTCCATTGACAAGTAAATTTTTGTTTAATAATTTCACCAAATTCATTTTCATATTCTGGATAAGGAGATAAAACAACAGTAAGTACAATTACACCAGAAGTACTTTTATTTTCTCTAATTTTAAGATTATTTTCTAAAATAATATTTTTCTTAATTATATTTTGATTAAGTAAAATAATATATATTCTAAATAAATATGAAAATTTGTAAGTAAAATTATATTTTCTCATTAATATTCTTATTTGAACTATATATTTTTTTTTATCAATTTCTTGTATTTGTAAAATTTCTAATAACATTGGTTTATATTTTTCAATATCTTCATATTTTAAATCAAAATTTGATTTATGTAATGGTTTATTTAGCATAATATCTTCTATATCATCAATATTCATTATTTATAATAAATTATAAATTATAATATAAATTTTCATTTTTTTTAACTTAAAAGTTCATTAAGTGAATTTTCAAATGAAAATGGATATTTATTACATATTTGTAATATTTCTGCTGGAGTATATTTTCGATCAATTTTTATTAAAATTTTATCATCAATATTAATATCCAATTCATAAAATTGATTAAATAATTCTTTTATCATATTTACTGACGCTTTTTGAAAATGAATTTTTAAATCAATTCTCCCAGGACGTATTAATGCTTTATCTAATTTTTCTGGATAATTCGTAGTAACTATTAAAATACGACCAGGCATTTCAAGAATTCCATCAATTAAATTTAATATAAAAGATAAAGTTATTTTATCATCAGTTGAATGAGATGTAATTAAACTATTTGTCATTGAAAACATATGACTATCATCATTTTCATCATCTGATGATTTTTTTTTTAAATTTTTTAAAAAAATTTTTTCTATTTTTTTTGAGTTATTTAATTCCTTATTTTCTCTAGATTCAACTATATCACTTACACAATCAAGATCTTCAAAAATAAGAATACGTTTATTGTAAGGTATTTCTTTATTATTAATACGAATTTTAAAAAATACATTTTGTAATTCACGACATGTTTTTATACGAGATAAAGGAATATCAATGATATGTCTTTTTGTATGATTTGCAAGAGCTTTTACAAAAGATGTTTTACCACAACCAGGATCGCCATATAACATTAAACCAAGTGTATATGGAATTCCACGACGATTATACCATTCTTTATTTTCTGTAAAATAATTAATACGATTAATTATATCTTTTTTTTTATCAAAAATAATATTATCAAATGTTCGATTACTATCAAAAATATATTCATCAAATGTTTGATATCCATCTCTATCTGTAGATACATATGTTTCGTAATATTGAACTTTATTATTAATATCTTGTAAATAATTATCATATTCTTCGCAACATTTTAATGTAAATTTTTTAATATATTCTAAATTTTTAGTATTTGAAAAAAGAATTAATTCATGAATTTTGATATCTCTTTTTGCATTATCTTTTTTATTATTATTATTATCATCTTTAATATTATTTATAATTTTACAATTAATATCTGAATTAATAGCAAATTTTGAATGTTGATCGATTGTGTATATAATATTATTTATATTTTTATTTAATATTGTATTTTCATTTTCTTCTTCATTTTTATCATCATCTTTTATATTATTTAAATCATTTTTATTAGATATTTCTTTAAGACAATTAATTCTATTTTTATTAGAATCCAAAGTATTAATATAATGTAAAAGTGCTAAATATGATTTACTATAATCTGTTTTTGGCAATGAATAATTATATGATCCATATTCTTTAGCAACATATGTTATTTGTACTTCATTTGTTTTAGAAAAATAAGTAAATAATAATTTAATAAAATTTTTAAATTTGTCTTTTTCATTTATTATATAACCAATTAAACTAATTGTCAGCATTGATGATAACATATCAAAAAAAATATTACCAGTTTTTAACTGTAAAATAATATTTGTTTTAATGATATCAAAAACTGAAAAAAACATATTTAAAACTTATTTTTGACATATATTATAATTTTATTTTTCTAATTTATTCATTTTTTTATATAAATTATTATTATATAAAAATATATAATAATATATATATTATGCAAGAAATAAAAGATCTAAATGATTTTTTAAATTTTAGTAATATATATAAATATATAATTGTAGATTTTTATGCTAATTGGTGTGGTCCGTGTAAAAGAATATATCCTGTTATAGAGCAATTATATAAAAAACATCAACAAATTAAATTTTTGAAAGTAAATGTTGATATATGTCCCGATATTGTTAGTAAATATAATATATCAGCATTACCTACTTTTTTATATATAAAAAATAATGAAGTTGTTGATATATTTGTTGGTGCTAATCCAAAAAGTATTGAAGAAAAATTAATTAAATTATTATAAATATATGATTATATAATAGTTCTCAATAAACTATATTTAAATATTAGATAAAATAAAATCATATAATTTTAGAAGAGATGTGAAATTAAAATTATAAAAGATATATATACTCTTTTATAGAGATAAGTATATCAACAATTTGGCTAATTTATAATTAGTCATTATGTTATTACATTTTTTTTTTGGGAATTTTAGTGTCTCATTTTTGTGAAAATAGGTGTAATACATAGCTATTTTACAAAATATGATCTATATAATAAAAATAATTGTTGTTATATTACAATAATGAATAATGTAATTGAAAACGTATTATATCTTAATACAAATTAAGATAATTTATTAATAAATTTTTGTGCTTGGATTTTTCCCTCATTAAAAATATTTTTTTTAACTTCTTTAGATATATTAAAATTCATTGCATTATATAATGGTAAATCAATAATTATTGTACAATTTTCATAATCTTTTAAAAAAAATTTTTCATATCTTTCAATTAAATTAAGTAAATTTGCTAAAATATACTCATCTAAATTCGAAATTTTATCCATGCCATGACCACGATGTAAAAAAATTCCAATAATATTTTTTTTAGAAATATCTTTAAAATAATCTATTGGATAAGGATTATATATTGCACCATCCATTAATATTTCATTATTATTTTTAATTGGATAATAATAACATGGATATGATATAGTGATTCTTAAAGCATCAAGGATTTTCATATCTGGAGTATCATTTTTATTATAATATTTTGCAGTATTTGAATATAATTCAGAACCAGTCAAAATTAAAAGTTTATTTGTTTTATCATATAATTCTTTAAAAGTAATTGATTCATTAATTCCTTTAAGTTTAATAATAGTTATAATTAATTTTAATGTCATTTTTCCATCATCAATACCCCAATGTTCAAGTAAATTAAATATTTTCATATTTTGATATTTACTGAAATCAATATTCATTAATATATCATATAATTCAACTAATGAAAATCCAATATTTAATAATAAAGATATTAATCCTCCTACAGATGAACCTGCATAAGCAATAATATCTTTTAATAAATTTTTATTTTCTAATTCTATTAATGCACCTATAATGGAAATACCTTTAATTCCTCCTCCGCCAATTATTAAATGTGTATATGGCATTATAATAAAATATCTTTATAAAATATAATTAATATGGATTTAGAACCTAAAGACAATTATTTTTCAATTAGTGCAAATGAATTAAAAAATAGTTATCAAGAAAGATGTAGAAAAAGAACACATGTATATAATAAAATTTTAGAAAAATGTTATCATAAAATTAATGATGTTAATAAAAATGATCAAACATGTTTATTATACCCAATACCAGAATTTATATTAGGATTGCCAATATATAATTTAGCATATTGTGCCGCATATATAATTTATAATTTAAAAAAGAATAACTATGTAGCACAATTTTTCAATCCAAATATTGTTTTTATTTGTTGGAAATATGATTTACCAGAATATTTCGAACCAGTTAAAACAATAACATATATAGAACCAATAATAGAAAAAGAAAAAAAGAAAAATAATTCATATAAAACAATAACAAATCCTAATATTAAACTTATTGATTTTTCATAAAATTTTATTAATTTATTCTTTAATTTTTACTTCTTAATATTTTAAGTAAAAATTTTTATATAAATTTAATTATTTGAATTTTATTTTTTTTTATAATATTTTATTAAAATATCTATTAAAAATAATATAAAAATACCAAATAATATCATAACAAAAATATCATTTTTTTTATCAGTATCATTATCATCATTTTGTCTATTTAAAATTTTATCTATTTTTATTCTACATTTATCACAATCAATAAAATGTTCATAAAATTTTTTACAAGAATAATCTTGATTATTAACAATATTATCTGTAAATGTTTCAACAATTGGTTTATTAAATTTTTGATTATTTGATTCATAATTATAATCTTTGTTGTTAAATGGTATTTCAGGTAATAATGAATCAGTTCTTTTATATAAATTTGGTATTTTATCTCCCCAAGCTTCTTCTAAAGAACAATATGTTATTTGACGATTTGTCATTATATTATAATAATATAAAAAATATATAATTATTCTCGTTAAAATAAATATAAATGAAATATAATATAATTTATGGATAATTATATTATAATTATATTTATAATAATAATTTTATTTTTATTTTCAAATGATAAAAATATTATTAATAAATTAATTAATCATAAACTTTTTTTAATATTAATAATAATATATTTTGTATATAATAATTTTAATTTACTAATAATTTTAAGTATATTTATTACTATATTATTCTCAAATGAGAATATAAGAAATATATTTATTAATAAATATAATTTATCTAAAATTTTATTATATTTTAATTCACTTAATATATTTAAATTAAATAATAATTATACAGATTATAATAATGATATAAGAAATATTAATATGCAAAATATTGATACGAATGATGTTCAAAATATTGATACTAATAATATTCAAAATATTGATACTAGTGATATTCGAAATATTAATTTAAATGATATTCAAAATATTGATTTAAATGATATCCGTAATATTGATTTAAATAATATATGTGATAGTAATGATACAAATAATAATATTGATATAAATAATGATACAAATAATGATACAAATAATGATATAAATAATGATATGAATAATAATATTAATAATGATATAAAGAATGATATAAATAATGATATAAATAATAAAAATAACAATAATATTCAAGATGAAATTAGCATAAAAAAATAATTTATAAAATATTTTAGATATTAAATAAAAATAATATATAAATATATATGGAATTAATATTTGAATTATTAAATAATAATAAATTATTTATGGCTTGTATTATGATATTTATGAATATTGGAAATAAACATATTTGGCGTGATATGCCGAAATCGATAGATAATATATTTGAAAATGTATGGCTAAGACGATTAGTTATATTTAGTATGATTTTTGTAACAATACATGATATTAAATTATCTTTATTATTAACATTAATAATTGTAATAATTTTACATTGTTTATTAAATGATAAAAATTTTAATCAAAATAATAAAGATACTAAAGATGATAAACATAAATAATTTATAATTTGAAAATATATAAAAGTAGTTGCGTATTATATATTAAATAAGTTTCTTATATAAATAATATGAACGATATAAAAATCGAGAAACAAAGAGATACCAGAGATTTATCAATAAATAATATTAATTTAGATAATACAATTATTGATAATGTAAATTTAATTAAATCTAATGAAAAATTAAATTTTGAAAAAAATGTGAATAGTGATAAAAAAATAAAACCAAAATTAGTACCATTGGATGGTTTAGATTTATTAACAAATCCAAATAAAACAAATGATAAAAAATTAGTTGAAAATAATTCAAATGATAGTGATTCAGATGATTTAAGTAATTCAGATTCAGATAATATGTCTGAATATAGTACCGAAAATTCAAAAATTAATCTTAATCAAAATATGTTTAAACAAAATAAAAACAATGATAATGATAGTGACATTGAATCAATAAAATCAAATTCTTCAATATTATCTTCAAAATCTTCTTCTATATCTGGATCCCGACGTTCATCAAGATCAAATTCAAGTTCTAATTTTAAACAACAGAAAACATATGAAGAAATATTACGAGAAAAACAATCATTTTTATATAAATTAGATCGTTTAGAAAAATCATTAAAATTAAAAAATACACGTAAATTTACAATACAATCTAATTTAGAAGATATAAAAACGGAATATGAAAAATTAAAACATCAAAGAGATGTTGATAAAAGTATTAAATTTCAGAGACGTGCATTAATGTTTTTAGTTAGTGGTGTAGAATTATTTAATAATAAATTTGATCCAATTGATGCGAAATTAGATGGATGGTCTGAAACAATAATGGAAAATATAGATGATTATGATGAAGTATTTGAGGAATTGCATGATAAGTATGCTGAAAAGATACAAATGGCTCCAGAATTAAAATTATTAATGATGGTAGGAGGAAGTGGATTTATGTTTCATTTAAGCAATACATTATTAAAATCTAATGTTCCTTCATTAAATGAAGTTTTAAAGCAAAATCCAGATATTATGAGAAATATCACACAGGCTGCATTAAATAATATGAGTAAAAATATGGGAGATAAAGATCCAATGTATAATATGATGAAAGATAGTGTTAATATGCAACAACAAAAGAATGATACAAAATATGAAGAAAAGAGTGAATCGAATTATAAGCAACAGACTACAATGAATGGTCCATCAGGTGTAGATGATATATTAAATGAAATAAATAAACAAAAACAGCAAACAACATTTACAAGTAATATAAAGTCAAAAGGAAAACGTCAACCAGTTTCTGGTAATATAAATATAAATATTTAATTTGTAAAAAAACATAATCCTTGTAAATATGTATCAGCAATATCATCTTGTTTTTTAAAAGAATTAAAATAATCTAAACTATTAGTATCATTTTGTAAAAAATATTTGCAATATTCTTTTGATAGATATTTATTTTTTGCATGAATATCTTTTATAGAACATTCTATGATAGGTCCATTATATATTTTCATTTTTTCGGTTGCATTAATGAGATGAATATGTTTAATATTATATTTTTGCATATTTATTAAATAATATGTATATAAAATCATTTGTATAGATTTCATGATGGGATTTTTATATACAGGTTGATTTTCAATTACAACTTCATCAACATTCATTATATCTAATTCATTATCTAATTTTTGTAATAACATTTTACTTTTGTTGAAAAAAGGTAAATTTTTGATACTATAATATGGAATTGTTCCTTCTATATTATGTTTATTACAATAATAAATATTATTTAATATATGATTCGCTTTTATATTACATTTTTTTCCTGATTTATTAAATGAATTACATATCTCATGTTCAATAATTTCTTTACATTCATTTCCTTGTTTTTTATGTAATTTACAATAATATTTATTTTCACATAGAGAATAAAAAGAAGCATAATTATTACACATATTTGTATTTTTTAATAATCCCATACATTTATAATCTTTTCTATAATCCGATAAAATATCAATTTTATTCCATTTTATAATTTTTTTATCTTCAATAATACAATATGCTAAATTTTCAATACCGATATCCCATGATATTATTTTCATATAAATAATATCATAATAATTTATTTTATTTTAAACCGCAATTTGAGAATCTTTTGATTTAATTTGTAAATCTAAAAAAGATTCAAGAGTACCTTTTGGATCATTAATAGGTTTATCTCTTTTCAATTTAAAAGAATTTGTGTTATTTTTATCATTAATTAAAATTGATTCTGTCAATTTACTTTCAAAAATATTTTCTTCAATTCGTGGAACAATTGAAATCATTGGTGGATATATTACATTATATGTTTTCATTGTTAAAAAATTATTTCTAAATTCATTAATTAACATAAATCCGCCAAAATTTTTTAAAACTTCTTTATCTGGTGCTAATTTTATCTTTATAAAAGATGTATTATATATTTTTTTATATAATAAATTTAATAAACTATATCTTTCCCACATATTGTATACATTTGTACTAAAATTATATGAAGCTGCACAATTAAAACTACAAAAATTACCATATAAATAAAATTTATTATTTATATATTTTATTGGTATTGCACAAGGTGGATTATCAAAACTATGATTACACCAAAAACACCAAATAGTTGTTGATTCTAACCATTCTTTATTATCAATAAACTCAAACATTATATTAAATATATTTCTTTTAACTAATTTTTTTTCTATATTATCATCAACTTGTATTATTTCTTTATCTTTTACATAAATTATTCTATTTGTATCAATATTATTTTGATTTAATAATATATCTTGTTTTTCTATTTTATCAAAATTTGATTTTGGTTCAAACGGTTCTGGATCTTTTATATCTACATTATTATAAATAATATCTGGATATTCTTCTAAATCTTTTAATGTAATTGGTAAATGTAATATAATATTTTCTTCTATTGTTTCAAAATTTGAAGTAATGGGTTTACTAACACTATATATTTTTTCTTTTGGTTTTCGCCCACGTTTTTTCGGAATAGTGCTTTCAAATTTATTTTCAATTTCATCTTCTTTTAATATCTGAATCTTTGGTTTACGTCCACGTTTTTTTAATAAAATATTTTCATTCTTTTGATATTCCATTTATATATTTAAAAATTTATATTCTTTATATATTTTTTCTTTATATACAAAAAATCTTTATATAAAAAATTTATAGATTTTTTATATAATATTAATATATAGTTATAATATGACATTAAATAATAAAAATAATTCTGCAAAATATGTTATTTTTTATAAACAAAAAATGGAGATTGAGAATAATTTAATTAAAATGAAATTTGAATTTTATAAAAAAATGTTAGACATATGTGATAAAAATCAAGTTATTAAATTTCCAAAAATTAATAATAATAAACTTTCTATTGAAGAAAGATTAAAAATTATTGCATATAAATTAACATATGAAAATAATATTAATTCAAATATTAATATAAATAATATTATTTTAACTGAAAAACAATTTAATTTATCAAAAAATATTTCTATTAATGAAAATAATAATTTAAATTTATTTAATAATGTATTATTATATATATCTAAAATTAATGAAATATTATTAAATAATAATTTAGATAATGTAATATGTGATAGTATTTATACCGAAAAAATTATTAAATTATTTTCAAGTATTAATATTAATTACAATATTCCATATTTTAAATATATAACAAATATATTAGATTTATATATTTATACAATATTGCAAATATTACAATGTTATGAATTTCATACATTTTCGTCTATATAAAATAATTATTATTAATAATAATAATGCAGTTAATACAATTAATATATACAATTTAATATTATTTGGTTTTATAATAAATGTTTCTTTAAATCCAACTACATCATTATCACCGCTTGCATTTTCTTTAGATTGTGTATGTATAAATGATAAATTTTGAGATATATTATGTAATGGATCTATTGGATTATTAATGATATTGTTTGAACTATTCATATATATAATATATTATTTATTATATTATACTTTTACGAGAATATTTAATAATCTATTTCCGAAAAATATTTTGTTACAATATTTTTATATTTATAAACAATATTTTTACCAAATTTATTTATAACAATTGGTTTATATAATTCTATTTTTGTTCCAATATATTTATATATTTTTTTAGTTTTAACATTCATTATTGAAAAAACTAATAATGAATTATTTTTCATATTATAGTATTCAGATAATTTAGAAAATGCTTTTTTTGCGGCAGAAAGTGGAGATGAACTAATATATTTTCCATGTTTTGGAAAATCAATTATGATATATGATGTCATATATATAATATATATAATATATATTATTTATAATAATTTATTTTTTATCTTTTAATTCATGTACGTTTGGTTTAAATAACACTTTCACTTTTGTTACTTTACCCGTTTTTTTATCTTTGCGAAGAATATATTGTGGAGAAGATAATGCAACATGTGTTCCTACATAAGGACCAAATTCTTTACCAGATGTTTTATGTCCTTTTGATGTTTCAACTAAAGTAAATGTCATTTTTTCACATTTCTTTTTATCATCTTGACCTAAATTTTTACACATTTTTGCAAATGCATGGTGTGCTGCTTTTAAAGGTGTATTATTTTTACGAGTTCCTTTATAAAATCTTTGTAACCATTTCGCATCATTGCTAACATCTTTTCCATTTACTAAAACAACACGGAATGAACGAAGAGGATTACCTTCAGCATCTAAAATACGTTTACGAGGTGTTGATTTTTTTGGACTTTTCTTTTTTTCTTCAGCTCCTCCTTGTGTTTTAGGAGATTTCTTAGGTGATTTCTTAGGAGATTTCTTAGGTGATTTCTTAGGTGATTTCTTAGGTGATTTCTTGGGTGATTTCTTGGGTGATTTCTTAGTTTTTTTTTTACCTCCATCCGCATTATATTTATTAATCATATCAGTAAGTTGATCAAGATCATTATTAAATTGTTCATTTGTATAGGAATTATCTGACATTTTTATATATTATACAAATATAAAAAAAATATTAAAATTATAATAATTAAAATTATAATATTAATAGAATTATTATTTGTGAATGATTCTATTATAGAACCTTGGGATATTAAATTATTTAATAAACTTGTATTTAAACTTGTTTGTGTTATTTTTTTTTGACAAACATATGGGATATTATTTACCTCTATACCACATGGATAATTATTTAACCATGACATTCTTATATAATATTTATATAGATATTTTCTTAAAAAAATATATATTCAAATCATTATTACCAACGTCATTAAGACTTAATATATCTTCTAATTTAAAACCGTGTTGTCTTAATTTATCTAAAATAATATCCTTATTTTCTGGGATATATAAAATAGTTTTTGTAATTTTGTGTTTTTTATTTTTAGTAATAATATTTTCTATATACATTACTCTATTTTCATCAAGATTTTTCCAATATGAATCATGTGTATATGTATTAAAATATGTTAATGAATGTTTTACTCCATTTTTATCTTTATAATATTGTGAATAATCCATTGGACAAGGATCTAAATCTTTTCTATTAAAAATATGTAAAATAAGTTTTCCATCATCTTTTAACCATATATTAAAATTTAATAAAATTTTATCTATATCTGTTAATGAATTATGATATAATGTATCTGTTAAACAAGTAATATGTGTAAATAATTTTGGTGTAAAATTATTTTGATTAAGTAAATTATTATTAATAAATTTACCAGATGGATTATTTATTTGAGCATATTTAAGCATATTTTCTGATTTATCAATACCAATAACATGTGGAAATATTTTTGATAAATATTTATAATGTTTGCCACAACCTGTTCCAGCATCTAGAACTATAGAATTTTTAATATTTTTTGAATATTTTTTAAATATTTTATTAATATCACTACTAAATAAATTTTCATGATTAAATGTATTATTATAATATTTACAATATATAGGATCAAAATTATCAATTATAGATGAGTTAAAATTTTCTATATAAGTATGATTATTTAAACTAATTAAAAAAAATATTAATAAAATTAATAATATTAAGGTTGAATTCATTATATATATTATTTATATATAATATTATGACAGATTCATTTACAGATAATTTATATACAGATGAAAAATTACTTTATAATACAAAACAATTATTGCTTTTTTGTGTATCAAAAGATATGCAATTATTGTATAATACCAATAAAATATTATATTCTAAAATTGTTAGAGAGAAATATAAAGATTTTCTTATTAAATATCCTGGATTATTTTCAATGATTATTGAAAATCCAATTCATTTCGATATGAAACGATTAATATATATGATAAATTGTAAAAAAAAAATAGTTAATAAACAATCAACATTTGAAGAAATGTCCTCAAAAATTGGTAAAGAATATTATGAGGAATTTGTTAAAGAAAAAATTGAAAATATTACACCATCATCTTAATAAAAATCATTTATATAATAATAATTTTTATTATATAAATTTATTTTACAAAATATTTACATTTTTTATTAATTGATATTTTATTTTTTTTACACCATTCAATTGCATTTTTTATTTGTTTATCTAATATATTTTTATATTCATCTGTTGTAAAATGATATAATACATATTTTATTGTTAATTCTATATATTTTATTTGATTTTCAATATAATCCTTATTGTAATTATAAAAAAAATTATAATATTCATTATTAATCTGTATTTCTGGAATATCAATTATAATTTTATCTTCATTCCAATTATCAACTATTTCAAATAAATTATTTAAAATATTATTAGAAATACCTTTAAAATTTTTACAAATTAAATATTTTTCAGAATTTGTATATCTACTTGTTTTTGGTTTATAGATATAAACTTCTTCATATAAAGTATTTAAAAATAATATTAATTTAACCATAAACAAAGAAAATATATCAAATATTTTACAAATAAAATGTCCATTGTGTTGTTGCATTTTTAATGCACAAGTTATTTCACAAAAAATAATTCGATAAGATAATGATTCTTGATTATTAAAATCAATTGAATAATCAAAACCACCGTCTGCTGTTATTAAATAAACTTTGCTATCAATAGTTTTATAAAATTTATCTATATCTGTTTTATTATATAAATTACCATATGTAATTTTAAAATTATATTTTAAATTTATATTTTCCCATCCAGGTATATGTTCATTATTTGGTTCTAATGTAATTCCATATATTTTATCGACAATTGGTACTCTATAATTATTTATTGCTTCCATAAAACCCCCTGGTCCTTCTGCTAAACAAGCAATATTTAAAGAATCATATTGTTTATTTTTAAATAACTCAAATTCATTAATTATTTCCCACATTTTAAAATATGATCTGCTTAATGGAATATATTTTGCAATATTATTATATTTATTATAAGAAGAATAAATAAGCTCATATGGATTTGTAATTTTTTTCATTTTATCCCATGTTTTTATATTTTCAATATTATTTTCTATTTTATTTTTAAATTTATTAATTTCATTATAAAAAACAGGATATATTAAAAAAAAATTATTATTATATTTTATTGATATTTCAGTAAAATTATTGACTAAATTTTTTGGTATCTTTATTTTTTCAAAAGTTGTCATAAAATATTAAATAATAATTATTCTTATATACCTTTATTATAATTAGAATAAAAAAGGTATTATAAAATTATGTTGTTTATATAAAGGAATTTTTAAACAAAATAAACCAATTATGATCAATATTATTCCAATATATTGAATATTATATTGAAATCTTTCCTCTAAAAATATATATGCAAATATACTTGTTATTATACAACTAATACCATCCCATAATCCATTTACCATTAATATTGTATTTCTTTGAAATGATACAACTAAAGCTAATATAACACCAATATAACCAATAATTCCATAACATAATGATATTATACCTCCTTTATTTGAAAAATTTTTCAAATGATAATCACCAAATAATTCAATTAATGATAATGAAATAATATTTGATATACTCATTATAGTATAATAAAATATTATATAATTTATTTATATATGAATAAATTATATAAATTATTTTTTTTTAAAAATAAATAAATTATTTAAGAAACTAAATTCTTTTTCAATATCATTCATTCTACTTATGGTTATAATATTATTGTCTAAATTATCTATTTTGTCATATATTTCACTAAATTCTTCTATCTTAATTTTTTGTAAATTATATTCTTTCATTATATTTTCTAAATATTCAAAATTAACTAAATATTCTTCATGTTTATTACCAATACTATCAACATAAACAGTAATTTTATTACCAAATATATTTTTATAATTAATATAATTTTTTTCAATTTTCCATAACAATTTTTTTTCAACTTTTCCTTCCAATTGTTTTCGATTTTTTAATATTTTATCTACTTTTTTACCATCAAAACAAGTTCCAATAAAATATCCATCAATTTTTAAATTATCACGAATATTTTGTAATAATCCTCGTAATTTTGTTTCAGATTCAAAATAATAATGTAATGCAAATTGACAACTTATAACATCAAATATATATTTTGATGGGATGACCATTTTCATTGCATTTTTATCTTCTTTACTTAATGCACATTCTTGATCAGGAAATATTGGTAAACTTGTATCACCCCATAAAAAATTTATATTAATTTTATTTCTTTCTTTAATATTATTATAATATTCACGTGCATTTTGAATACCTATTTTGTCTATATCTATTCCTACTACAAATTTATATTTTCCTTCTATCCATTTTTTTATATCACCTCCTTTTCCACAAGCAAGGTCTAATAATTTATATTCTCCATGTGCATAATCAATTATTAAATTTTTTTTAATAATTAAATTATGAAAATTTTGATAAGGCATTCTTTTAATTTGTTGATTTTTATAATAACTATTATCATCAAAAGATGATATTTCAAAATTTTGACCCAAACTTAACATATCATATGTTAATGGTTCAGTAATACTTTTCCATATATCTAAAGCAATTGATTCATTATTACCAAATATATTTTCACCAGCTTTATATCTTTCTGTTTTATCATGGCGAACACGTATCGGAACCCATTTAAATATATCATTTTTTTTATATACAAATTCAACTATTGTATCGTCAAATAGTTCTTCATATTTTCCTTTCATAGGATCTTTTAAAATCATTTTATCATTATTATCTAATAATATTTTTGCTTGTTCAGGAATATCATTTGGTTTAAATTCAACAGATTTATATATTCTTTTACCATCTTCATAAAATAATTTTCCTACATATAAATTTAATATTTTATATTGATAAACATTTGTTGAAACAATATATGGATATTTGATATCTTTTCCTAATTCATTTTTATCTGTTTTTATAAGAAAATCAATTGAATTATATTCCTCTGGTTTCCATTTAAATAGTTTATCCCAAGTTCCTCCCTTTTTAGGATATTCATCATTTAAAGGAATAAATATTAATCCATCTATTTTATAATTTGTTTTAGTTTCCCATAGAGACTTTATATCCGTAAAAATATTTTCACTATATTTGTAATTTTTAATTTCTAATTGTATATTATTATTTTCCTGATTTAATCCTTTCATAAATAAATTTAAATATCCTAATCGTGATTCTTTTTTACTTATAAGAGGTAAATCTCTTATATCATTTTCTTTTTGATATAAAATATCATACATTAAAAATATATTATTTTCTTTAATATATTCTCCTTCTATTATAGTTCCAGCCCATAATTCATTTATTAATCCAACTTTAATAATATTAATATTTGAATCAAATAAATACATATTACCATCTTTATTTATAAATAATAAATATCGATTACCATCTGCTTTAATTGTAACAGCATAGTCTTTTTTGATATTATTTATATGTCGTTTATGCATTGTAATTGGATTTGCAACTATAAATAAAGGATTATTTTCATTATTATTATTTATAGTATTTAATTTAACTAAATGTTTATAATTATTAATTACATCATTTAATTCTACATTTTTAATAATACTGTTATTATTATATAATTTTAATAAAATTATAATATTTTTCATCATATCTTCATAAATTATTTTTGTATCTTTTTTTTCTCCAATATATTCTATTTCAATTTCATAACTTGTTAATTGTTTAAATAAATTAGATTGTTTCATTGATTTTCCATTAGCCATTTTTACAGATGTTAAATCAAATCTTATATTACCATTATTAATTAAATATCTATTTTTTAATCGATATACTTTTTCTATAGTTTTATTATTCATTTTACTAATAAAATTTTTAACATTATTATCATTTATATCAACTTCTTCTTCTGAAGCTAAACTAATACGTATATTATAATCATTTATATCAACTTTTTCAAGATTTTTTTTTTTTAAAAATTTTGAATTTTTTACAATTTCATCATTTAACCAAAATAATTTAACATCATCTTTATTATTTATACTTAATCTAATATCACTATATTCAATTTTAATATCAAGTGTTGTTTCTAGACTATATTTTGTAAATCCATATCCTCCATTTTCTTCTGAAAAAATTAAGTTATTTAATATATGTTCAAATTTATAATAATCTATTTTAGATAATGTATCAAAATTTTTACCGAATATACGCGCCTCTAATTCCATTTTATTATCATATTTACTAATTAAATCGATTATTTTAATATAATCATTTTTACTAATCTCCATATAATTTATTTATATATATAATTTATTTATATATATTTCAATTTATCATTATATAATAAATTATATTTTATTGTATAATGTTTATTGTAATTTATTAAGTAAATTTTTAAAATTTAATTTTTTTATTCTTTTAAATTTATTTTACTGTAATTTGATAATTCATTAAATAAATCTTTTTTTTGTTTTGGTTTGTTTTTTTCATTATTAATATCTATTCCTCTTAATTTACATTCAGTTTGTAATTCAATTAATAGTATTTTATTTAAATTTTTATTTAATAATATTTCTAAAGATATTTTCAAATCAATTGTTGATAATGTTTTTGTATTATTATCAATATTTGATAAATTAGTTTTTATAATTATATCATTATTTTTAATATCATCTTCTTGTTCAATAATATTTTCATTTATAATTATATCTTTTTTTTTATTAATTGATTTATTTAATTGATTATTTTTTAAAAAAATTTCATATAATTTTTCAATAAATTCTTTATTTTTACTATGAATTAATATATGTTCATTTTTTTTATTTAAAATTGGCATATATTTTTTACCCATTTTAAGTAATAAAATAGTTGGTTTAAACATTGTAAATTCATCATTATCATTTGTGGAATAATAAAAATTTGTAGTTTTATATTCATTATTTTCAAAAACAAATACATAAATATTTAATCCAAAATAATCAACAATGTATTTTTTTGTTGATTCTTCTAAATCTATATTTAAATTTAATAAATTTCCTTGAATAATTTCTTTTTTAATTGTTTTATTATTTACATAATTAAATTTACGATAATATATTTCCAAATCATAACATAATTTTTTCCTTAATTCATTAATATATATTTCTTTATTTATATTATGTATAAAATTAATATCTAATAATATCATTATTGAATTTAAAAAACTATTATTTATATTTTCTATTTTAATGTAAAAATAATTATTAAAAATATTATATAAATTTAATAAATAGGGAGGAATATCAAATATTTTTAAATTATTTGTATCAGTATTTTCATCATTATTTTCATCTCTATTCTCATTTAAATATAATTTTTCAATTTTATGTTGTTCTATATTTAAATAATTTAATAATGTTTCAAATGTAAGCATTATATATAATAACTAAACTATTTTTATATATATTTTTCATTTTTTTTATTATATACAATTTTGTTATAATTTATTTTCCTTGTTTATAATTTTTTATTAATTTTCCTTTTATTCCATTATATTGTGGTTTAGATCTTTTAAGTGATATTATTGATCCATCATTTATTCGCTTATTTATAATATTTTTAATAATTTTATTTACATTATCACCTAAATTATCATCTACATTATCATTTACATTATCATTGACATTATCATTGATATTATTATCGACATTATCATCTACATTATCATTGACATTATCACCTATATTATCATCTGCATTATTATTATCAATATTATCACCTATATTATCATCTGTATTATTATTATCAATATTATCATCTACATTATCATCTGCAATATTATCATCTACATTATCATATGCATTATTATCATCTACATTATTATCATCTACATTATTATCAACATTATCATCAACATTATCATCAACATTATCATCAACATTATCATCAACATTATCATCAACATTATCATCATCACTATTAATTTGATTTGTTTCACAATATAATTTATTTTTTTCAGTATTATATACTGTATCATTTTCAATTAAATCTTTATTTTTTTGACAATAGCAAACATAATTATTTATTTTTAATAATGTATTAGGTGGTAATAAATTTAAAATTATAAAAAAACCATTTGTATTAATTGTATAATGTTTAGTATCATTATTAATTATTTTAAATATTTCAATTTTTTGATTTTTATTTAATTTTTCTATAATTAAAACTAATTTTTTAAGTTCTTTTTTATCCATTATAAATATATTTATAAATATAATCTTTAAATAATATTATATTTATAATGTTATAAAATTTAATAATCATTTCCTTTATCATCTTCAATATCATCTTCATTTTCATCTTCGTCGTCTAATTCATCTTCTACTTCATCTTCTATTTCATCTTCTACTTCTTCATCATCTTTTATATCTTTTTCATCTTTTTCATCATCGTTAATATCTTTTAAAGTTTCATCAAATTGTTCTTCATCACTATTAATATCCAATGAATCATTATAATGATCATTATCATGATCATCAATATCATTATCAGAATAATCATTTATATCACTTAATAAATCTAAATCATCAGCTTTATCTGAATTTATTGAATTATCAATATTTTTATCAAATTTAGCAATATTTTTTTTATTAATATCTTTAGTGAATCTTCCAACAACTTCAATAATATTATTATTTATAGTGTATCTTGTTCCTATTACAGTAATATCAATTGTTTTTCCAATTTGTATATTATCGAATAATTCTTTATTTGTATGATATTGTTTTCCAATAATTATTTCAAGCGGTCCAAGTTTAGATTGAATACCAAATTTATTAATTTTATCAATTTTACATTTAATAATATTTCCTTGAACAGGATTACAAATATTTGCTTTATAAACAATATCAAAAATAGTATTTCCAGAAAAATTACTATCAAGTGTATATCCTTTACTTCTTTTAATAATTTTGATAGTATTTTTATCAACATATCCTTCTTTTATGCATTTATTACCAACTTCATTTATTAATTGATTATAAATATTTTTTTCAAAATTTTTATTTAAATATCTTGAATGAAGAACGAGTTTTTTTTTGAGTAAAGTATAAATATAAATATTATCCATATTAATAATTAAAATCAATATTTTTATATATATTTTATATATAAAAATAATTCAATTTTTATAATAAATTCATATTTATAAACCATGTTTTTTCATCTGTTATATTTCTTAATCTTAAAAAAAATTCTAAAACAATACATATATATTCTTTTTTTGATTTATTATCAATTCGTTTAATTTTTAATTCGTCAAATAAATCATTTAATAAATTCAAATCATATGTTTCACACGTTCTTCCTGTTATTTCGGATCTTCTGGATGATTGTAATTTACTTGTAATTGTTTTAACATATCTACGGTTATCAAATAATTGAAATATTACATCATTTTTTTTATTATATGTTATAATACCCATTATATTATTCATATTTTTATGATTTTTTTTTTTATTATTTCGTATACGTTCTAATATATCTATTTTTTTTTGTATTGATTCATCACAAATGCTCCAATTTCCATTATTTATACAATAATATTTTTTATTTAATTTAAAACCAATAATATCATAATTTTTTTTTTTAATATTTATTAAAGTGTTATCTGAAAATATTAAATCATTATAATAATTTAAAATATTTTGTTCAAGTATATTTAAACTATTTCCTTTATTATTTTTTGAAATTAATAATTTTAATATAATTGTGATATCATTAATATTAATTCGATCTAATATAATACATAATATTATATAATTTGCTAATGTATCATCAACATTATTATATCTTAATATTTCCTGTAAAATTGAATATATATTATTTATTTTATCAATCAAGGTATTAAATATATTTTCATTTATTGGATCAAAATTTTTAATATCTTGTATATGACTTGATAACATAATAGTTTTAGTTTTTGTATATAATGGTAAATCTCTATAATATAATGGTATTTTTTCATCACTAATTTCTGATGGTTGAAAAATATAATATTGTCCTTTATAAATTAAATAACCTTCGCGATTATATTTATCATATATTATTTCTTTATTTTTAATTAAATCATCTAAAGCTTTATATAAATAAATATTATCTAAGTTTGGTATATATTCTTTAACATATTTTTCAATATCATCTAAAATATAAATTATATTTTTTTTATACATTTTTTTAATATATTTTTTAAAATCTTCCATATCTGTTTTAGCAAAAAATAAATTATATGTATCTGTATTAATTTTAACATTTCCTTCCCATGCACATTTATAATTACAATTTTCTTTATAATCACATTCTCTACTATATGGTTTATCACTTAAATTATATTTTATTTTATGACCACTGCTTGTTATAATATCAATTTCTTTAGATGTTTGAATAATATTATTTGGCTTGTTTAAATAACAATCAATGGCATTTTGTTTTAAAATTCTTTCAATATTTTTTATTTTAATATCTTTTTTTTCAGATAATCTATAATTACGTTCATCAATTGATTCAGTATTATCATTATTTGGTGATACACTTGCATATAAAAATATTTCAACATTTCGTTCTTCTGGTTTTAAAGTTTTATGAGAACAATTTCTAATTGCTCTGCCAATAATTTGTTCAATTGAAGATAAATTATACCATGGTTCAATAATATGTACTTGACGAATTCTATGAAAATCAATACCTTCACTTATTGCTTCATTACCAATAATAATTTTTATTTGTTGTCCATATTCATTATTTTTATTATTTATTAATTCCATAGCTTTACCGATATCAATTTTAGTAAGATATTTATCACCAGTTAATAATATATATTTTGCAGAATACCATTTATGATAATTATCACTATTTGCTTTATGATTATTATCATTCATATCTTTTCCACATAAATAACATAATGGTTTATTTTTACCACCTCCACCATTTATATTTGGTGAATATTGTAATAATTGTTTATCATTATTATCTTCATATCTTTGAATGCCATTTTGCTCTAATGCAAGAGCTAATGGTATTAAACCACTAGGTAAATATCTAGAATAAATAAATATTATACCATTTGAATTAATTGCATTTTTAATTATATGATAAAATTTTGTAGAATATGTTGTAATTTTATCGATAGATAAAAATGGTGTTTCATTTTTAGTTCCTTTATCAAATAAAACATGTGATTGATATTTAAATATTATTCTTTTTTTTTTATCAATAGTTTGTAATACCCTATAAAAAGCACCATTTCCATCATCACTACCCCTAATTCCATTTTTAGCAAGAACTATTTTACCTGTTTTAGTAGGATATATAATATTTGAAGCATATATTAAATTACGTAATCCAATTTCTTTTTTAGAATTATGTATTGTAATATTATTTTCATCTAAAATATTTAATTCATTTATCGAATTTTCATCAATATTGTGGGTTTTTGATAAAATACTTTGATAATATTTATATTGAAATTCACTCATTTTACATAATACTAATTTTAATGATTTTATTTGATCATCTTCTGATAATTCTATACCATTTATATCATATTTAATTAATGGTATTTCTGATTCTTGTGAATATAATCTAACAGGAAATGTTATTGGATTTACACCACGAACATATGATATATATCCCTTGCACATATTTGTTAATATTTTTTCACCATTTTCAGTAATATTACTTTTTTTATCAAAAACATCAGTCATTTGTATAGGTTCACGACGATCATTTAATAAAAATAAATTTAAAAGATAAATTATTTCTTCTGGTTTATCATACATTGGTGTTGCACTCATTAAAATTAATTTAATATTTTTAGCATATTTTATAATTGTCATTAAAATAGGAGGAACTTTTTTAATATCAGTGTTAAATTTAATATTAATATGATGAACTTCATCAATTATAATAATACGATTTGAATATTCTTTATCTATTTTTTTAATAATTTCGGGAGTTAAATTTTTATCATTACCGTCCCATTTTATTTTTCTTAATACATCATTTGCAAATTTTTCATAACCCATTATTTGATAATATTGTTTAATAATTGTTTGTATTTTTCGTTTTTTTTGTGATTTTGTTAAATATTTATCTTCTGATGATAAAGAATAAGTATTACCTGTACATTGAACTATTTCATCTTTTCTTTTTTTTTCAAAATCTTTATTTATATCGTGTATATCTTTAATAAAATTTTTTTGAATATTTTTTTTTAAAATAATTAAAACACGTTTTTTATATTTTTTTACATAATCTTTAAATTGTTCCGCGATACCAATTGCAGTACAAGTTTTACCACTACCCAAACCATGAAATACTAAAACACCATTATATGGAGTTTCAATTGAAATATAATTTTTTAAAAATTTTTGTTGAGGTAATAATTTAAATTCACTTGGATTACATAATTCTTCAATTGGTTGATTTTTTTCTATCATTTTATAATCATTGAATTCTTTTTTACTATATATTTTTTTAAAAAAATCATCATCATTAAAAGTAGGATAATATATAAAATTATCACTATTTTTTAATTTTAGTTTCATATATTATTGATTGATATATTTTTTTATCTATATATTTTATATATGAATCAAAATATTTGGGGACCTCATTTTTGGGAAACTTTACATTGTGTATCATTTAATTATCCAATTAATCCATCATATACTGATAAATTAAATTATCATAATTTTTTTATGTCATTAAAATATGTATTACCTTGTAAATGGTGTCAAAAAAATTATGAAAGAAATATAAATGAATATCCTATTAAACTTGAATCAAGAAAAGATTTAATTTATTGGTTAATAGATTTACATAATGAAGTAAATGGTAAAGAAGGACGACGTCAATATTCATACGAAGAAGTTATTAAAAGATATGAACATAAATATAATAAAAAAATAGATATATTATTTAATACTGATCAAAAAAGTTGTATATATTATACTCATATATATGATAAAATAAATATTATTTTAACATTAATTGCATTAATTTGTATATTAATTTTGCTTAGAAAAAAATAAATTATTTAATATATAATAAGATAATTGATTATATATATTAATTATTAATTTTTTTTTATCTACTTGATAATATCTTAATTTACTAATTATTTCTTCTAATGATAACCATTGTATATCACTTATTTCATTTTTTTGAAAATTATTATAAATTCCAATAGGTTTATTAATTAATACTTGTCCTAAATAATAAATATGTTTATATGTTACATCATTTGAACTTTTATATAATTCAATATGTGGTTTTAAGTGTAATAATTCATATTCATTATGTTCAAAATTTGTTTCCTCATTAAATTCACGTAGAGCACAATCAATATCAGTTTCAGATAAATCTCTACGTCCTTTTGGAAATCCCCATTCTGGTTCATCATATATTGAACTAATTTGTAATAAATCATATAACACATTATTTTCTAATAATGTATTAAATTTTTTTTCAGCTAATTCGTAATCTTTTTTATATCTATTAATTGTTGATATATTCCATAAATTTTTCCATAAAATATCAAAGGTATAAACATTTAAATTGATAATTTCATATTTTGTCATTCTTTCAAATAATTCTCGTAATTTTGTATAATTATCATTAATAATATAATTTCCCCTTAAAAAATCAATATAACCTATTGTATGTTTTCTTCTTATCATTAAAAATTTAAGATTATTTTCAATACCAATTATATTGGTATTTGATAAAAATGGTTTATTATTTAATATAATATTATTAATATTTTTATCATATTTAACACATATTACACCAAAACTTATTATTGGCTTAAAACAAAATTTATAAATATGACCTTTTTTTCCACAATTACTACAATACATCTACAATATTATTAATTTTATTATTAATATTAATAATATATACTTTTTTTATATAATAATTTTTTTTAATTACATTTTATTAAATAAAATAATTATTTATTACAGATAAATATTATCTATAATTATTCATCCAATAATCAGATGCTAAATATGGCGGAACAGGTAATCCACTACCATCACAAGGTTGATTCGATGGTCCATCATTAAACATTTGTTCTAATTTCCAAAATGGAATAGCAGAATTAAAATATTTAAATTTAGATAAAAATCCATCAAAACCATTGTTCATATTAATATATAAATCACCATAATTTTGTTTAGGAATACCATTTAATTTTGTTCTTTTTTTAAGTTTAGAATTTATATATATATCTAAATGATTATTAATTAATATTATAGATACATGAAACCATTTACCAATAGGTAAATTTGGAATAACACAAGTTTCATTAACATTTTCAAATGTATTCATATTAATATACATTTTATTATCATTTGGCGCTAACCAAACACCAGGACATTGCATTAATGGTTCAGTGCTATTATTTCCTTTATGAAATACGTGTTTTGGTTCATTTTTTTTATAAACCCAATCAGTTATAAAAATCCAAAATGTATATGAAAATTCTATACCATATTTACTATCATTTGATAAAGGTATCATATAACTAGGTATAATCTTTGGTGTTCGTGCAATTTTAGTATCTTTTATTAACCATGGTTCGCTTTTGGATACATAATTATAATTTTGTATTATTTTATATAATAAATAAATTAATAAACTTAGAAAAATTAAAAAAATAATTATACTATATATTTGTTTACGTTCCATTATATATATAATATGATATTTTTTATTATATTATTTTGATTGAATTACAATATAATATAATAATATAGTTTTTTATGTAAATGATGTCATTTCAGTATGAAAATTATTCATATTATCTTTATCAGTATTTGTTTTATCTAAAGTTTTGTCTTCTAAAGTTTTTTTAACATTCATCCAATTATTTAAATAATTATCATTATCATCGTCATCGGTATTATCATTATTATCTGAACATTTATTATCATTATTATTATCATTTAAAGTAAAACCTGATCCTACGTATGGTCCTTCGGAGTATATGTTTTCAACTTCAGTTGGAATTAATGCATGTGTAAAATATTGCATTTTAGCTAATTGTCCCCAAAAACCTCCACCGTTTGCAATTTTAACTGAATCATTATTAAGTTTAGGAACATTTTTTAAAACACAACTTCTTTCTAATTTACCATCTATATATATATCAATAGTTCTATTATTTAATACATATACAACATTGACCCATTTTTGTAATGGAATATTATTAATATCACACGATTCATCTAATCCAGAATATGTTGCCATTTGACATTTTAATGAATTTGTACGAGGATATAATGAAATACTTGGAGCTACAGAATTACCAACACCTTTTGTTAAAATTTCTTTTTCTTGATCATATCGATAATTCCAATTAGCAATATACATCCAAAAACTATATGAAAATGCTAATCCATCAACAGGATTAGGAACTGTTACAGTTTTTATTGGTCTTCCTGATTTATTATATGCATTAACAGGTTTTGTTAATAAAAATGGAGATTGTTTTGATTTATATTCAGATTGTTTAACTAAATTATATATCCATAAAATTAATAAAACAATTATTAATAATATTCCACCAACAATTAGGACTTTTGTTAAAGAACTTAATTCAGAAAAACTATTATATGTATTAGATGCATACATTTTTGTAGAAGAGTATCCATTTGATATTGAATTTTTAGCTTTAGACGCAAATGTTTTATTTATATTTGTGTTCATTAATAATATATATAAAGTTTTTATTTTTGTTAAAAATTAATTATTGAAATAATATATATTTAATTATTATCTAATATTTTTTCTTTAATAATAAATTGTGTATATAAATCAAATATTTTTTTTTCTGTAATATATTTTTTATATATTTCATTGGGTTTTAATTCAATATCATTAAAACTTAGATATGCCATATTTCCAGAAAATCCGCCGCCATAATTTATATAGGTATTATTATAATTTAATTGAAATGGATCTATATATTTTGATACTTCTAATTTACCATTTTTATATAAACAAAAATTATTTACATTTATTGTAACTAAAATATTTATCCATTTATTTAAATCAATGTCTATTTCTATTTTTTCATCTTTTATATCTAATGTTTTAAAATTACAAACTAATGTATTTATTTTTGGAGAGATATATAAACCAGGACATTCTTCTTTATTTGGGATCATTATTCCATTTTTATCAAAAATTGGTTTATTTCCCCGATGGAATATATGTTTCCAATATCCATATTTATAATTCCATTCATCTATATAAATCCAACAACTATATGTATAAATCATTCTTTTATTATTTTTCATTATTTGTTCAGAAATATAATCTTTATCATTGTATAAATATATATATTTAGAATTATGTGGATCAAAATTATTAATTTCTGTCATAAATAATAATTCTTTTTTTTTAATTAATGTCATACAAAAATATATAATTAATATTATAAATAATAATATTATTAATATAATAATTAACAGTAAAATTTTTAAGTATGGATTATATGTATTATATTTATTAATAATTTGTTTTGGTATATTTTTTATATTATTTGTATAATTATTATTTAATACATTTTTCATATATATTATATTACAATATAATATCTATCTTATATTTTATTTATACACTTATATCAATTTAATTTTATCTTAATATATAATTAAATATATTATCATTATTTCGTGGAAAAATTATTATAAATAATCCAATTATATATGCAATTATTTTAAATAATAAACTTCCATAATAACTAATTATATCTTGAGAATAATATATAATATATATTAATATTAATAGAAAAATAACAGATATTATTTTTTTGATATTCATAATAATATATAATTTGATTTTAATTTATTGTTAATAATTCTTCTATTTTTTTCATTATATTTAATGTATATGTGCATTTTAATATTGTAATATTAATCCATATATTTGATAATATTAATATTTCTTTTTCATTTAAATTTTTATTAGATTTTATAATATTTATAAAATTTTTTCGTTTATTATATATTTCATCCGTTTCATCAAGTTTTTTTTTAACATACATATAATTATTTCATATATTTTTAATTATTTTTTTATATAAAATTAATTAATTCTTCAATAATCATATAATATGCTAAAAATGATAAAGCTATGGTTATTAAAAATATTATAAAATCATAATTAAATATTGTTCCAAATAATCCAAAATTTGTAATTTCTGCCATAGATGATATTATATGAAAAGTAATAAGAATTGTTAAATATTTATATAAATTAGAAATTAATTCATGTTTAGGTATTTTAATTGTTATTAAAGACATATTATATAATATATTATAAATATATAAAAATTATAAATTTATATAATTTACAGCGTTATATAAAATATATTTTTATAGTATATTTTATATATGAATTTTAATTTTTTTTTAAATAAAAGTAATAATATAACATTATCTGAAAAAATATCGATAATTGATACAGAATATCAAATTAATAATGATATTAAATTGAAACAAATTAGTTTATTATTTTCATTAATAAATATTTCTTCATCTAATATAGTTAATATTAATAAAGATTTTTATCATAATATTTGTTATAAAAATATATTTAAAAATATTTTAACAGGTTTTGGTGAAATAGTTTTAGATAAATATCTTAATACACCAACATATAATGTTGATTTATTATTAATAAGACAAAATAATATTAAATATTTATATAATAAAAATATTGATGAAATATTAATTAATATTAAAAAAAATGAGAATGAAATTCTATGGTTTTGGAATAATGATGTTAATTCTGATAATTTTAATTCGTTATATGAATTATTATTTTATAATATACCATATTTAAATTCTAATATTAATTCAATGATTAATAAAAATGATTTATTACTTAATATTACACATATTTATAAAATATTTATATCACCTATGATAACTTTTTTTATTCCTATTTTAACATTTTTAATACCTCTTATTTTTTTTTATATATTTAAAATTAATATTACATTTACATTATTTAAAAATACGATGTTATTTGCACTTAAAACTATAATATTAAATATTATACCAAAAACAACAGGAAAATTGAAATTTTTATCAATATTTATTGCTGGAATATATTTATTTTTATATTTAAGAACATCATATGATTCAATAAAAAACGCATATGATATTAATAAAATTATAAATATTTTTCATAAAAAATTAAATTATATTGCTGAATTAATTATAAATATTTCGCAATTAAATATATTATTACCAAATTTTAAATCATCTGTATTAATTGATAATGATTTAGATTTTTTTAATAAACATATATGTCCAATTTACTATAATCCTCAATTATTTACAAATAAGGGAAAAATATTATCAACATATCAAATTTTTTTAGAAAATAAAGATAAACTTAAAAATATATTATTTTATTTAGGAGAAATAGATATGTTTTATTCATTGACAAAATTAAAAAATATATCATTATCTATATTTGATACTATTAGTAAAAAACCATATATTAAAATAAATAAAATATGGCATCCATCTATAATAAAAGATCCAATTAAAAATTCTCTTAATATAGATAAAAATATATTAATTACAGGTCCAAATCAAGCAGGAAAATCAACTTTTATTAAAAGTGTTGCAATTAATTTATTATATTCGCAAACATTAGGAATTGTTACAGCTAAAAAATTTTTATTTACACCATTTCATATTATTAATTCATATATTAATATATCTGATAATATTGGTAAAGAATCATTATTTGATGCAGAGATATCACGTTCTAAAGAATATATTGATTTAATTAAAAATAATGTGGATAAAAAATCATTTATAGTTATTGATGAAATTTTAACATCAACGAATTATATTGAAGGTTATTCTGCAGCATATGCTATTATTAAAAATATAGCAAAATATACAAATAATATATCAATAATAACAACACACTATACAAATTTTGTTAATATTAATAATTTAAAATATTATAAATTTATTTCAAAAAAAATAGATAATAATATTGTTTATCCATATAAAATTTATAAAGGATATTCTAAACAATATATTGCATTAGAATTATTAAAAAAAAAATTTAACGATTTAGAATTAATAAATGATGCAATGGAAATTCAAACAAAATTCAAGAGTTTACATCCTTGAAATCTTCAAGAGTTTAAATTAAAATTTTATTTTAATAATAATATTATTATGGAAAAATATATATTAATTTTATTATCAATATTAATTATTTTAATTTCTGGTATATTATTCATTGGATATAATAAAGTTACACGTATGTCTATTGAATTAGAAAGAAATAGTAGAAATATTACTGCTGTTCAATCTTTATTAAGTAATCATGATATATTAAATCAAAAACATAAATTATTTAATAATCATATATTACCAAATTCAGATTCTGATCAAGAATCAAATTTTGATTCTGAAACTGATTCTGAAAATGAACAAGAAAATGACTTGACCAATGAAATTAAAAATAAATTAAATGATAATGATAATAATAAATCTGTAGAAATTATCATATCACATGTAGAAAAAAATTTAGATCAAATTAATGAACCTCAATTGAATAATTTAACAGAAAAAGATGTAATTGAAATATTACAGCAAAAAGAAATTATTAATGATAATGTATTAAATACTAATGTTAATATTACTGAGTTAAACAATGATGTTGAAGGAAAAATGACTGAAAATGTTGTTAATGATGTTTCACAAGATATAAAAATTATTGAATTTAATTCAAAAAATAATATTAAAAAAACCTATTTTCCAAATGCTAATTTATCTACGTTAGAAGTAGGATATATAACAGTTTCCGAAAATGATGGAAAAACTTATGAAGTTACTTCTACAAAAACTGGTATAAAAAAATGGAAATTACATAAAAAATAATAATATTTCTATAATATATAAAATGAATAATAAATATAATAATTGTCCTCCTTTAATGTCAGATGGACGTATTTTTACAGATTATCGTCAAAGAGACTATGTGAATAATCTTATGAGAATTGCATCTGATACTATGACAAGCTATGATTATAAAAAATTTTTAACTGATAATGCAGAATTATTAATTAAAGCGAATAAAGAATATATTGAAGAAAAAAATATATGTAAACCATGTGAATTTAAACCAGTTAAATTTATGACTGAATGTAATTATAATTTACATAATATGTCTTGTAAAGTAAAAGACAAAAATGGTATAGGTGTATATAACAAATAATAAATTTTACATACAAATATATTGATTAATATCTTCAATATTATTAGTTATATAATATGGAGATGCAGGTTCAACTATAGAAAATAAAACATTTAAAAATTGTTTAACTAAATTATTATTAATTATTATGATACTATATAATAATTTATTTTTAATATTTTTTCTATTTTTTTTCATATATGCTCCTAATTTAATTGTTAAATCTAATGGTGAATCATTCATTATTCTTAAATCAAATATACATTTAAAAGATTCATATGATTCCATATAATGGTTAAATTTTAATATAAATAAATTTAAATCATCTATAATCATTTTACCATGAGGTTTAATGATTAAAATATTATTATATTTATTATTTTGTTCTTCTACTATTAACATAATATTATATAATTAGTTATTTTATTTTACTTTTAATCTAATTATATAATTTTATAAAATTTTAATTTAATTATAAAATTATAAAAAATATTATATTCATTACTTAATAATAATTTTAATGAATAGGGTTGAATTAATTTAAAAATTATATATATATTTTATATGGGTAATCAAGAATCATCATTTGATAATATAAATAATCAAACATCATCAATTAATAAAAAATTATCACCTAAACATTTATTTCAACAACCACTTTATTCATCAAATCAACAACAATATCGCTCATCAAATCAACAACAATATCGCTCATCAAATCAACAACTACCTCGCCAATCAAATCAACAACAATATCGCCCATCAAATCAACAATTACATCGATCATCAAATCAACAACAATATCGCCCATCAAATCAACAATTACATCGATCATCAAATCAACAACCCCCTCGTCTTTCAAATCAACAACCCCTTCGATCATCAAATCAACAACCCCCTCATCTTTCAAATCAACAACCCCTTCGATCATCAAATCAACAACCATCCCGTCTATCAAATCAACAATTACAGCAGAAAGTATGTCAACAATTAAATCAAGAAGCTAATGATGCACTATTGCAAAGTAATAATATAATATTTGTAAAAGATAAATCATTAGATATATGTAATGATATGAATAATTTAAATCAATTATCTAAACAATATAATTTTAATGATATTAATATAATTAATGTAAATGATAAAATTAATGAATTTAAGGAATATCAAAAAACAATTCGAAATAATTTTGAAAATGAATATAAAAAAAGAGAAGATATATTTAATAATAGTTTAGAATTATTTGAAAAAAGTAATCAAGATCCTTATAAAATATTGGAACTTGATAAAAATAATTGTTCAATTGATCAAATTAAAAAAGCTTATAAAAAACTTGCAATTAAACATCATCCTGATAAAAATGGAGATGAAGAATTATTTAAAAAAGTTACACAAGCATATTGTTATTTATCATCTAAATATAATGAATTTAATAAAAATAATATTAAAATAAATCAAGAAGTTAAACCACAAGAATATGAAAATAATATAAATGAAAATGTTGAAAATATATATATAAATAAAGATAATTTTAATATAAATAAATTTAATGAAATTTTTCAGAAATTTAAAATATCCGAAGAAGATAATGAAGGATATGGAGATTTAATGGATAGTTCTTCAAGAAAAGATGAACAAGTTTATGTTAAAAATATTTTTAATAATAAAAATTTTAATATTGATATATTTAATACGACATTTAATAATCAAGAAATTAAAAATAATGATTTAATTATTGAATATACTGAACCGACACCATTATATT